CTGCATGCCCTATACTAATATCGCCGTCGTTATGAATATCAAAGTTAATAACTGAATTATTAGAAACCCTGAGGGAGCTTTGAGAGCCTGAAGTTCCTGCTGTATTAATTAATAAAGCATCGCCGCTAGTATGATTATTCTGTATCTTGGTAACGAAATCACTGCTTAAAGTAGTATGAATAGATAGAGGATTAGTAGCATTGCCCCCACCACCGCCAACTTGAACGTATCCAGTTGAACCATCTACATACAAAGAAGTTGCAGCACTAACAGCATTGAATAAATAGAAAGTATTAGCATCAATTCCCGCCCAATCTTGACCAAGAATAAAACCCTCTGTGATTCCAGCATTAACACCGAAGCCCATGGTTGCCCGTCTAGATGAAACGTGGCTTGTCTCTAGAATATTAAACGCAGGGTTAGCTTGTTGCGCCGACCCACTAGATACCTGAAAATTAAAATCTGTATCAGTTGTTCCAATGCTAGCTTTACCCGCTGAGTATATAGAACCGTCCGAATCAACGCCGAACTGCTCAACTAGAGAGCTATTCTTTGCAATAAAATATTTACTAGCATATCCAGCTTGACCCACGACATTAACACCGTCGTTTACATCTTCGGCTTCAATATTAAATTGGCCTGCAATATCAACAGTTGCGGACTCTGAAAGGTAAAGCTTATTGCTCGCCTTATCATAATTAAAGTTTGACTCGGCATTTTCTTTATTATCTGTTGAGCTATCATAGAATAAAACATCACCCTCATTAAGACTTGCACGACTAGCACCGACAAAAGCGTCTGCTGCAATCTTAGTATGAGAACCACCGCCCACAGAGGCGTCATATATAGCTACGAAATCACCAGTCGATACCTGCCCAACTTCAGTAAGGCCGTTAATGTCTAACTGGATATCATCGCCTACAGCAATCTGAACCCCTTCAGAGGCCGTGTAGGTTGTGCCACTAGCAAGGTCTAAAATCCCTTGCACGGTGTCTTTCTTAATATTGTTAGAATCACTAGTGTCAGCAAATAAGATCTCATCAGAGGCAGCTATGACCGTGTCAGCCTCATTTGTAATATCTACATTAACAGTAAGAGTCCCGGCTCCGTCGTCGTACGTACTAGAAATACCAGAACCATCCGTGAGCAACGTATTTACTTGGTCATCTACTCGCTCATTGGTAAAGTAAAGATTAGTAGCACCCTCAGAGATAGCATCAGTGTCAAAGTTAACAGTACCTTCAACATATAGATCTTTAAGCCTTACATCTGCATAGGCACTGTCAGCATTGTTTCTAACCTGTAACTCACCAGACGAGTTCTTAATCTGAACTTTAGTCGTAAGGCCAACCTGCAAAGCACCATGCGCCCAAATATCCCCCGCTTCAGAGCTATGGCCAACCTGCAAAGTATTACCCGCAGTTGTGAATGTAAAAGCATCTTCTCCGGTAAACTTTGTACCATCGCCGTAAACAATACGACCATTCCCAACAGTTGAACCACTAAGATAATCAATCTCACTAGCTGTAGAGGAAACATCTGAAATATCAGATTGGGTGTGGGAGTGACTAGCTGCGGCTATTCCTGCCTCGGCTAAAGTATTATTAACCCAGTCTGCTCCATCGTATTTAAGAACTTCACCAGTAGCAACACTTGTGATTGTAACATCTGTAAGGTCGTCAATAGCCGTAGTGGCTGAAGCTCCTACAGTTGACCAACTAGAGCCATCATAAACACGCAAAAGATCAGTGTCAGTCTGGTAATAAAGTGTCCCTTCGGACATGTTGGTAATACCACCTTCAAGACCTGAAATAATACCAGCTAGAGTTAATCCAGAGTTTAGAACTCCCGTGAAATTTAAAACATCTGAGAACGTTGTAGTATCAAGATGAACTTGACCAGCCCCATTACCTTGGATGTAAACATGATCTCCAGAGTCTTTACCGGTAACTAAACCATGCGCTCCATTAGAGCCTAGAGTAAGATTGCCTACGTCAAGATCAGTCGACATCGTAACGCCACCGATAAGTAACGTTGTCCCTGTTACCTGAAGACCACCAGAAGCAATAGTAACAGCTCCCGTATCATCATAAGTAGGGGCATTAGTTCCACCTTGAATAACATGGCCCGTAACGCCATCAAACCTAGCTATCGAATGATCGGCTGTAGTTGCTCCACTACGAGTAACGTCACCAATACCATCTATCCTTACGTTTCCACTACCTTCGTCAACTAAATCTAAAGGAGCATTAACGGTTAAATCAGACTGACTCTTAAGTTTTAGAGTGCTTATACCACCAACTGATTCATCGTTAATAACACTTACGGTAATACCACCGGCTGTAGATGCAACCCATTCCGTATTGTAATCAGTAGCATCTATTTTAGCTAGGACCTGACCAGTGCTACCTCCCTGGGGAATTCCAATTCCTGCGGCGCCCGTAGCGCCTTGGGGTCCTGGAGTCCCGCCGACAATGACCGTAGTAATCGGCTCGGTAACTGATACGGTTACATTGTTTTCTTCTACGGTTACAGTGGTTACTTGCTCTACAATCTCGACGGTGTTAGCCATTATTTTGTGATCTCCTGATCTGTAACAAAACTTCCATCAATTAACCGAGTAACCTCTCCACCGCCTGAAGTTAATTCCAGGGCATACTCAGCTGTTAAATCTCTAGGTAAGGCACTAGTTACAGTATCGCTCATAGATAAAGTAATAGTGCCCAATGCCCCGCCTAAAACGATACTACTATCTGCAGTCGTTAAAGTTACAATAACATCAGCGTCCTCACCTTTACGGACTTCCATTTTTGCAGTGTAGCCCGTTAGGTCTACTAGCACGTCATCAATCTTCCAAGTTAACACCCTAGAAAAAGTGGTTCCCCTTTCTACTGATATTCTATGCACCCCTGCCATCTTAACGCCTCTTATTCTTTATCTTCTTAATGACCCACTTTACTAGCCAAGTGATGCTTACCACTACCCGCTTATTGGGTTTTGGAAGGTCTTTAAAACTCACTTGTCTTTCTTCTTAAGTAGCTTATGAATCAAACCAACTAGAGTAATAACTCCACCTAACTGCTCTGCTGGCACATGCTCAATGCTCTTTAATGTTTCAATGGCAAAAGCAATAATCGCTCCCACACTTGAATCAGCGCCATAGAAGCTAGCAACAGCCCCTAAAACAACTAATAGAATACCTACTAATGTCTTCTGACCATCTGCTGGTAACTTATCTAATAAGCCTTTAATAAACTTCTTAATGAAATATTTCTGAATCCAACTAAACATAATCATTACTCCCATTCGTTGTGAAAAGTATTACCAACTCTAAGTAGTCGAGCATTAACTCCGTTCTCGTCTACCTCTCCAACCGCTAGCGTTGCATCATTAGCAACCTCTACAGTATTAGAGCTGTTATCTATTTCTGAATCGTTATCTTCTGTTGAGCTAGTACATTGATTAACCTCTAAGTTAACCGTAACAGTTGTTCCAGTAGCTTCTATAACCTCAGCTTTAATTTCGCCTTCGGCATTATCAATTAGCTCATTGAAATCACCACTAGTAAAAGTAAACTCATTAATTACTGGTGAGTCATTGCAACCCTCAGAGCTTGAACCTTCAGAGCCGCTACCGCCGCCACAAGCTGTTAAAATAAAAATACTTATTAAAGTTAATGTTTTCATCTTTTCTCCTTAAGTTCCTTTGTGCAAAACTAGACTCATAAAAGATTTAACTAGGGCAACAATAACTCCCCCTAGCGCCATGTTAATCCAAAAGTCTTGACTCTTTTTCTTTTGCTCCAAGCCCACTAGCCTCGTCTTCAGGCCCGGAACCCCGTTCCCGTAAATCACGTGCTCGTGCTTTTTTATCATCTCCCTACCCTCCACTGAGGTGGCTTTGATAACTGCGATATCAGTCTTAATACCGTTTATAGCTGCGAGTATTTCTTCGTTACTAGCCATGCCTTATCTCTTTTTTTAATTTAAAAAAAACTTTATCGGCGTAACTATACTGCGGGTTAGCCGGTCCCCCATTGTATTTAGCAACGGCCTCATACCATCTGGCCCTTGGTGATAGTAAATCGCTTGTTCTCTTGTCGTGTAGATGCTTTAGATAGCTACAACCTTGATTAAGGTTAATAGAAGGTTTTAGTAATTCTGTTAAATTATCTCTAGCGAATCCTTGCTCTCGCGCTGTTTGGCCCATAATTTGCATTAAGCCAAAGCTGAAAGCTCTTAGTTTACGCTCAGTGGATAAGGTAGGGATTGATTTTGGAACATGACCGTTTAACTCGGCTCTGTCGTTCCCTGCAACGTATCGATCAAAGAATCCAGGCTCGTAACGAATAGCCATATAATCCCCATTAGATTCAACCGCGACAATAGCCGCGACTAGTCGCCAGTCGATACCGTGCTTCTTAGCTGCGCGCTTAATTTTCCACTTTAATATCATCTAACTACCCTTACTTACATATACATAAGTATCACCGTTCGCGCTAGATAGGGATCCTGTCGGAGAACTCGCAGCACGCCACCTAGTAGCTACTGTGACGTTAGAACTCCCTGAAACTACATGCCTAGCATAGCAAACCCACGGGTATACATCGCCGTCTGTTCCTGTCTTTATACCCTCCGTATAGTGACTAAAACCCTGGTCCGTGCCGTCAATTACGACTTTTAGCCACCAATTGTCGCCAGAATCACTACCTTGAACGTTAATTATCGTTCTAACTTCTATAATATCGCCTGTATCTACGCCTGTAACCGTAATATTGTGTATATCTGCTTCAGTAGTTGAGCTAATAGAAACCTTGCTGGAGTGGCTATCAGAAAATAGCCTAGTTTTAGCGTTGTTTATATCGGTAACGTTAGATGCGATATTCGTAGCATTAGTGCTTATATTAGAATCTAAGGTATTAAACAGCGTGGCGACCTCGTCCATGTCCACAATTCGCTTTCTAGCGTCATCAGCAAAAGCCATTACACACCTTGCCTTGTATATATTCTAGTCTCACCACTAGCCGAGTAAATACTTACCGTTCCATTGCTAAACCATTCAGTTTTTACGGTTAGGTCGCTAGAGCTAGCCACCTCAAAACGCCCTGTAAACGTAATAGGGAATGTTTTTCCGTTAGTTGAGTTAAACCCATTCGGGCTTTTAAAAGTATAGGGCCCAACGGTAGTGCCTCCGAAATCATACTGAAAAGAAAATACAGTTCCGAGAGAATTAGCCCAGGAGAAATTAATAGTAGTAACTACGTCTAATACTTCAGAGCCGGTGGTTAAATTAGTAACTGTTCCTGTATGCATAGTTTGTTTCGTTGCAGAGGATGTATTGATTATATCCGTATGCTGCAAAACAGTAACGCCTATTTTATTACTAGTATTGTTAGTAGTGTTAGTTGCTATATTAGCTGCATTCGTAGATTGACGAGTCTCTAAGTCCACAACTAAGGCGCTAACTGTTTTCTTTGTGGCGCTAGCCGATTTAATAGAATCTGCGTAAGCCATTACCTGGATTCCCTTATTTTAACTACTAAAACCTGGTAACCAGAATATCCCGTCCCCGATGGCGCGCTATCTGCGGCCCACTGAGTTTTTACATCCAATGCTGTTTGCCCTGTTAGGGTTAAACTACCATGAAGAACTATCGGAGCGTGTAGCCCTGTGCTGCTGGTAATAATAGCCTTTCTGTAAACCCAATCATTAACAGGAAAATAGTTCCCGTCAATATTTAACCTTACTTTGAAAACGTCACTTGTGTTGGTCGATGAAAAGTTAACTGAAGTAAACACTTCTATAAACTCGTCGCCGTTTAACCCCGTTAAAGCAACGTCGATCATATCCGCTGTAGTAGTTGAGGTCGTATTTATTTTAGTTAAATTAACATCACTGTTGCTTACATCTGAAACGTTACTAGCGATAAGTGTATCGTTAAGCGTTACTAATACAGCATTCGCCGCTCTAGTTGAGTTAATAACGTCTAATTGATGTGCAACGTCCAACCATGTGGAATGCTCAGCAGATATCATTTGCTTAAAAGCCATTAGTAAACCTCTGCATCGTTATCTAAAATTTGTAATGAGAGTTTTAAGGTATGTTCTTGATTGCTTTTAAAAGAAACTCGCCTAGAAATAACACGCATATCCACGCTCCTTGCTCTACGCCCTAAGAAACCTAAAAAGTAATTATCTAATTCACTAGCAAAGTAAATAGGATTTTTAGCTGTATTCGAACTCTCAGTCCCTGAATCACTTGAAAGGTCTATATGTGAAAACCTCACATAGTCCCAAACTTGAATATTTTTATAATTATTCTTATGGTAAGGAATCTCTATATTAACGTGTAACCTTTCCTTAGCAAATATTGTAAATAGATACTCGCCAAAGTTCCTAACTGAAGTTGAATCGTTAAGCCAAGTTAACTTCTCCCAAGCTTCTTGAGGCTCTTTAAGGCCGTAAATGTTCCAGGACTCCCCAACTAACAAATCAAGTGCGGCGTCTGTTCCTTTCCTTAACTCCAACACCTTAAGAAAGTTTGATATATCTCGGCCTTGAATGTCTTCAACATTAAGTGGGCGCTGTCGTTTATCATAAGCAAACTTAGCGGCGTTAACTATATTATCCTCTCCTAAAATATAGAACCCTTTAACCGCGCAATCACTTTCAGTTATTACCGCATCCGGAGCATTACCTGTAGTATATCCATAAGCCCAATAACTAAGCTTATTATCCTTTCTAGGTATTAACTTCGAGACATTCTGTCTTAGAATGTCCTTGATCAACTCTCTGTAAGTCGTCTTCTTAGAGCTAGCGCCGTTAATATTTGTAGTTAAATAAGTTGCAGGGGAATAAGTCGTATCATCAAACCCTGTTAAGCTGTCCCCGTTCTGCTTGTAGTAAAGAAGTTTTACAGCTAGCGGCGCTGTGTTTAGATTTTGATTAGCACTAACGATCGTTCCGCTAGAATCATCCTTAAGTCCACGAGCTTTTACAATCATATCTAGCGATGTAATATCTGGACCCACTCCATCACTACCACTTCTAGTGATAGTAAACTTAGAAAAGCCTAATCCTGTAGTCGCGTCAATGTCTGCAGTAACAGGCGTGGGCACGTCCGTAATAGATGGACCAAAAAACTCTAATTTCCAAGGTTTACCAGTTGTCTTTCTTAATGATGCGTTATCGTCGAAATCGTCAATCACCCATAAGTCAACATCAGAAACGCCAGAGTCTCCAGTGACTGGAGAAATATTATCAGCCCCACCTTTTGGATCTCTGGAAAGACTAGCGTAAAAACCTTTATTAGGTCCAACCGCTATAATGTCAGTCAAGGAAAACTCTATATAATAAAAATTACCCGTAGCGTTAACCGCTGCTTCACTGTTTATAGTCTCTTCGTAAATCTTTCTTAATGGTGAGCCTTGGTTAGTTTTATTATACGCATAGATCTTTAGCGTTAAGTCAGTATCCCTAGCTGCATTACCACCATCATTTACATGAACTCTACACCTATCCGACCAATAACCTTGAGAGCTACTAATTTTTTGCGCCCTATCTGTTACTTCCCAAATATTAGAAACGTAACCGCCACCACTTAAGCTGTCAAAAACCACTGTATTAATAGTAGCCCCTGGCATTATCTCAACATAACGCCCAACGTTATCTTTAATATAATAATTCTGGACACCTCCGTTTACAAAGTCATCTCCAAAAGTACTAGCGTATAGATAATCACCTGTTGTTTTATTAAAATCGTCTGAATCTTCGTCTGTAACAGAATAAGCTATAACTTCTTGATCCCCAAAAACTATAGGAAGGTAAGAATCTAATGTCCTACCTGGGGCATTAGGAAATTTAGTATCATTAATTAAATATTGTGGTGATTCAGTCGAGAAATCAACAGCCTTGAAATTTAAGGTTATCTTGTCCCTATCAAAAGATAAGCCAGAAACAACGCCCGATAGTTCGTGTTCTTCATCGGCAATAACGCCAATGGCGCCGCTTTGCTTTTTAAATGTATAGATATCTAAAGGCTGTTTAACAAACGCGTAATTCTCTATATAATCGCTTAAGCGTTTATCGAAACGTAAACTCCCTCTAGTATTTTCTAATACTAATGAGCCCCCTGACTTCTTGGGTAAAACTACATCCATTGACGCGCCAAGGTCAGAAATAGTTTTAGGGTTTATTAGTTTAAAGATCTTTGGAGAACCTACGTAAAGATCGCCTTCCTCGGCACTCTCATTGCCGAAATATAAAGTCTCCGTAGTATAAGGAGAAACTTTTAATTTCAAAGTTAACTTTGAGTATATGTAAAACTCAGTTGTTGCCATCTAAGGTGTATCTTCAATAAAGCTAATTTGTAAGTTGTTAAAATCCTTTTTAGGTCCAGCCGCCTGCCAAGCTGCAGTGAACCAACCAAATACAACTTCCTTGCCGTTAAGTGGTGATTGTATACCCGCGCTAGGCGCATATAAAACTATAGGAAAATCTTTAGAATACCTTACTACTTCATGATCGAAAGCATCTCTTATCGCGTCGGTAATTGCTCGCCAGTTAAAAGAATAAGCTCGTTTAGGTCTGCCATTAGAAGTTTGAAACATCGCCCCGCTATCCGCTGTAAATCTCTTACCTTCGAATATTGTAGCAGGGGAATAAGGAAAAGAAGGTGAACGTCCTAATGTTCTACGCGTTCCGAAATAACAAGCTCTTAATAAATGCTTAAAGCTAGTCGTCGAATCTATTTGTATTCTCCAGTAACGATAAGCGCTGGAAGTGGCCGCCGTAAGTAAAATGTCTTCATTGTGAGTGCCTGTTAGGTTAGCACTTGTAATATTACTTACGCTTAAAATAGTAACATCCGAGGCGCTAAAATTATCAGTTGAGGCATGAATAGATAAATCAACTTCAGCATCAGCCTCTGCAATTAAAAGATTAGCCCCTCTAAAATAAGCAAAGTCTATAGTTTGAGTATTGCCTAAACCTAGATCAAAATCGATAGTTGTTTGAGTGCCATTATCGGCACGCTTAAAATACGTAGTCGATCCACCGCTAAATAAGTTTTGATGCGGATAGTTTGAATCCTCGTTACTAGCCGATGAGCTAATAGCTAAATTAGGGACTTCAGGAAATAATATTTCTAGTTCTGACATTACCTTGCTACCCCTGGGGCTGTATTAAATATATCAAAATAATCTTCTAGCTCGTTGCGTATTTCTTGTGCTACGTCGGCGCCACTACCGTTAACTTCAATATTAACTGTGATATTATTACCACTAGCTCCCGTGGCCCTAACTCCCAACTTCCCGTCTGGCCCTGGCTCAACTGGCATAATAGCTTCTGGCCCAGCTTCTCCCATTAAGCCTAAAGATGGGACACCACCTTTCGCAAAAGCAAATAGTTGCGGAGACGAAACTATTCCACCATTAGCAAAAGGGGTAATCCCCGATGGCGCCATTAAACCATTTGCGGCTTGCTGCACTACTGAATCGGGAATAGAACCTGAAGAACTAAAAAGCATTTCGACTTCAACTTTCGTTTTATCTGGTAAGCGACCTATCGCATCGTCTAGATCCTCAATTGCTCTTGATGCTTTATGTATAGACTCCGGCACTTGGTCAAATGTAAAGCCAAGTGATTCCATATCCGCGATAACTCCGCCTAAAGTCCTATCACTTGCATTTTCAAGGTCTTCTAGTGAGGTAATGCCGCGCTGTTCTAACGACTGAAAAAGTTTTGCTATTTGGTCTTCAGTGAATTGACCGCTTGATAATAGTTGGGCTTGTAAGGCTTGTAATGAATTAGCCCCCGCTTCCTGCGCTTCGATCGATAGGATTCTAAGGCTTTCGAGAGCTTGAGCGCCACGACCGGCACTGGCCGTTAATAACTCATACGCTCCTGTAATATCTCCAATCTGCTCCAGACCTTTACCTTGTAAAGCCGTTAAGCCTTGTAGCATTACTTCAACTTCATGCCAGGAACTTTCACCCGCTAAACCAGCAGCAACAAAGCTTTCTGCCATAGCCTCTAAATCAATATCTAAAGCCTGAACAAGTAAGCGGGCATTGTCTATATTGCCACTTAAGTTTTCCGCTAGGATAAAGCCAAGTTGTGGCCCTATATCTTCAGCAACGCCTAATAAGTTTCTAAACCCCTCGCCCAATGCGTCAAAAGATCCAACGTTCTCGCCGGCTATTTCTTGGAAAATCGCTGCACTACCTGGCCTATCGAAAACGCCATTATTAAACTCTAAGCTCTTTAAACGCTCAGGTCCACTTTCCCCAAAGATGGTTAAGCCACCGAGTTTATCTAGTAAGGTATTTATAGACTCTCTAAAGTCTTTCCTTGCTGTTTCTTGTGGATCTTCATGGTCGCGAAATATCTTGCCTAATGGGTCGCCTATAATATCACCAAGAGCAGAACCTAGAGCCGCTCCCCCTGGCCCCCAAATAGAACCTATCGCCGCGCCGGCTCCGGTTAGAACGCCTTCAACTGTTTCTTCAGTGTTTTTGCCTATTTCGGCAATCTCAGAAAGTGTATTTTGTATTGCAAATTGAAAAGCTCCACCTTCAAGCGCTGAGGATATATCTCCCGCCGCGGCTTCAATGCCTTGAGTGTCTATATCAACCTCAACAGCTTCGCCGCTTTCACTGCTTCCGCCACCACTGCCAAAAAGATTTCCAAGAACACCTTTAAGTAGTCCGCCAATATTAGAGAGTAAACCGCCCTCGCTGTCGCCACCTTCTCCACCGCCTAATAGACTTCCGAATATATCGCTAACCCCGCCACCTTGACCGCCGAAAAAGCCACCATCGCTACCAGGTTTGCCAAATATTGAGCCAGCAACACTAGAAGCAACATCGACTCCTAATTTTTTAAGCTGCTCTTTGTAATCAAAGCGCGTATTACTAATAGCGTCTTCCATTGTACCACGCCAAAAGTCTGCCGCTTCTTGGTATTGATTCTTTAAAGAATCCCCAAAAGTAGCCGCTATACTGTCCATTTCAGGCTGTAAAACTTTGCCTGCATGTTCTGCTGCTTCATCAAATGAAATTTTATACTTCTCGACTAGCTCTTTAGCTCCTTGCTCAATTAAGGCAGCTCTAAGACTAGCTAACGCTTTGTCAAAACTAATTTTATCCGCAGCTTTTGCGGCCTTCTCTATACTATCCCTAAAGCCTTTTATTTTTAGATCTTCATCGGTAGACTTTTTAAACGCTTCAAATTCAGTATGTAGCTTTTGAAGTTCTTTTTCTTCCGCTGTTAATTCTTTGGTGTGCTCTTTAGTGGCAGCAGATAGTTTATTAAATACTTTTACTACATCTTTTAACCCAAACTCATAATTTAAAACTTGCTTAAGTGCTGGTTTGAATTTTTTATTCTCGTCTAGAAATTTCTTTAATTCCGCTCGTCGCTTCTCGTCGTTTTTAAGCGCTTTTTTTGAGGCAGTTTGTTGATCTTTTAAATTCTCTTCGAAAGTTTTAGTTATAAGATTATGCGACTTTAGAAACTTTCTAAATGAATCTGGCAAATGCACCGCCATGTCAGTGGCTAAGTTCTTAAGCCCACCGGTTATGAAATCTTCAACAGCTTGATTAGCTTTCTTTAGATCTTCACGAAAAGTAAAAAGTGCCGCCCCAAGCACAGCAACCGCCGCAATAGGTGCAGCAATAGCAGCTGTTGTCCCCGCCAATATCGCTAAGAATAAAGACCAAGCTTTAGTTGCTACAGCTGCGAGAGCCCCAAATTTTAAAATATTTATAATTAAATCTTTAAGCTTAGGGTCCATCTCAGTAAAGGTTTTAGATGCCGATCTTAAGCCCTGAACTAGATCCCCAACAGCCGGCGCCATTCTCTCGCCAAAACCCTTAGCTAATAAGTCTAATTCATTTCTAAGCAATTTAACTTGAGACGAAAAACTTTCAAGCTGCTTGCCTGCTACTTCTTCGGTAGCCCCCGCCCCGTTTTGAAGGTCTTCGTAATACTTTCGTATTTTATCAGAAGTCCCTAGTAGCGTACTAATAGCCTTAACTGATTTATCAGCAAAGCCAAGGTTTGCAATAGTCGCACCCTTAGCTTCAACACTTTGGCCGTCTAAAGCTGCTTCTAAATCGCCGATAATATCAGCTAAATGATTCATCTTGCCGGAAGAATCAAAAACCTCCACGCCTAGTTCTTTAAACTCTTTAGCATTATTTCTAGCTTTGGTTTTTAAGTCTCGCATAACAATGCCAAACTTAGTGCCCGCATCTGCTCCCTTAACCCCTTGGTCAGCAAACGCAGCTAAAACCGCAACACCTTCATTAATATTTTTATTAGTGATTTTTAATGCAGCGGCAGCCCCATTTGTAAGAGCTTCCGAAAATTGCTGAACACTGGCATTAGCTAGCGTGTTAGCCTTTACTAAAGTGTCTGATACGTCAACTAAACTTAGAGTTGAGTCGCCTAAAGCGCTATGTGCATCCGTTAAAAGATCCGTTGCTTGCGCCATGTCAAACATGCCCGCTTGTGCGAACTTGGCAACAATAGGTAATGCTGAGATAGATTTCTCAGCATCTAAACCAGCACTAGCTAAGAAGAAGTAAGATTCAGCAGCCTGAGTAGCTGAGAAAGTAGTAGTTCTGGCGACCTGCTCAGCCGCTTTCACCATATTCTTTTTTTGGAACTGCTCAACATTGCCCATGATCGCAAGTGATTGCGTCATAGCATCGTCAAACTTAGCGAAAGAGCGAACAGAGGCAACCGATAACGCGGCAAATGGTAACGTAAAAGACTTGTGGAGGGCCACGCTGGCTTGGCCAAACTCACGGCTAGACTTTTTAAGACTACGCCGGACTTTGTTCATATTGCGGTCATAACCGCTAGTGTCAGCGGAAATTAAAACCGCTAAACGCCCTAATACTGAATCTGCCGGCACGTAAACCCCCCTTCTATAAAGATGCAAAGAAAGAACTTAAAGTGCTCTCTAGATCTTCGTCGTTACTCTCCAAGTCCAGCGGCGGCTCTAACTCCGCAACTCTAGGAAATATCTTTTTAGCTTCCAGGCTTGGACTCTTCCGGCCTGGAAATAAAACATTTCCTAAAACGCTAGTCGCATGCCCTAAAAGGAATTCTTGATACAGCTGCTTTCTTTGCGACCTATTATAAATCGCATAGAACTCGCGCTGTGTTAATCCCCAAAAAACATCCGGCTGCAAACTACAATCTAAAACAGCCGCCGCTAACATGTCGTCCCAATCCAAGGGCTCGCTACTTACTTTTTGCGAGCCTTTGGCTTTTTTCCAGAAGTATCATCCTGTGGTGGGGTTACTGAAGACGTAAACGCTTCCGTAATCACTCCGCGAGACAAGATCTCTGAAATTTCATGAGGTTCTAGATCTAAAACATCCTCAAACCCATTTTCCAAATCTTCACTATCCGAAATAATTCCGGCGTAAATCATCGCTGTATATGTGTTTAAAAACGATAAAAAATCTAACTCGCTGTTTTCGCCTTTGGCCATCTTAGACATTTCAAGCATGCCTTTCATGGGATCAACTCCGGCTTCATCAGTGAGCCACTGGAAGGAACGCATGGTAAATTTAACCGTGCGTTTCCTTCCTAGAATTTTATCAGTAAACACTCTTTTAGTGGCTTTACTCATTATTATTGTCTCCGCTAGTTTATTTTAATTACGCTGAAGCTGTGTAAACAGGCTTAGCAGTAATTGTTAGTGTTCCACTTAATTGAACAGCATCTTCATACGCAGAATCATGCGTGATGTTTGAAAATAAAGCTGAAAAAGCCCATTTAGAACCATCTGATAAATGCAATTCAAAGTTTCTATCAGTTCCCGCTAAAGCATCAGTTTCAGCAGCTTTGTGATAAGTATCTGTAGGAACAAAAAGACCTGAAAAACTTAGGCTTCCTGATTGCAATCCTGCTAGGTAACTTCTCCAATCTGTATTGTCGAAACTACTTGTATCGATATTATCAATGTCTTTTGAGATACTAGCACTTCTCATTTTTACGAGAGTGTTGAAAGCTTCACTAGACGCGCCGTCTCCGATCTTTAATAGTGTTGCTAATCCTTTTACTGGTGGCATATTCCTTATCCTTATTTTATGTTTTTATTTATACTTCCTTCCACTGGACACTATAGAGTTGATAAACTCTGTAAGTCTCAGTCTCAGGCGTAAAATGTGTTATTCTATTAATTAATCTTACATTTATAATTTCTATTCCAGCCACTGTGCCTGAGTAGCCATGTAGAACATTATTTACTTTTGTTGCTAAACTTCTTGCTCCCGCATAATCGTTGTTGTCGTCCCAACTATCGATTTGAAAGTTAGACTCGTTTAAATATTCCTCCGGCCCGTCAAACGTAAAACCCCTTTCCTCTCCCGTTTGCTGATAAACAATTAATGGAAAAGTCGGATTTTGACCCATGGTTAAAGGATGAACGCGAGTAGTAACGGCGGATACTGGCCCGTCATTAATTAAAATTGATCTTACTGCGTCTGCTACCTCTGCCATTACTTAAAATTAATTTTACTTAGCTCTTCTTTAATAACCTTAACCGCGACATTCTTTGCTGACTCACGCTTACTTGTAATCGCTGGTCGTAAATATGGGCGTGCAGGTTCGTAACCTATCCGCTTTCCGTCGTGGACAACCTCGTGACCGTTTTCAATCATCCACCAGTAATAAGCAGATTTCTTACCTGATACTTTAACTCTAATACCCGCTGAAACTTCCCCAAACGCTTCATTTGTTGGTGAAGATGAAACCCTGATTGATTTTTTCAAAGTGCCTGTATCAAAAGCACTAACATTAACAACGTTCTCTTGAGCCTGGACCGCAATAACTTTCGCTGCCTTCTTAAGAGCTTTTCTAATCCCCTTATCTCTCATGATAGGATCGAGTTTATCGATATTTGAAAATATCTTATCTAGTTGTTGCTTGTTAACTGCGTGAAAATTTGGAGTGGCCATTACTTGTTCACCTCCGCAACTATCTCTAGTGCTTCACGTCTACCAATTGGGGCAATGCTCGTAATGTCCCAATCTTCAGAGTCATAAGTAATAACAGACTCAACAGTGATACCCGTCTGAAAACGAATAGTGAATAAGGCAATTCTAGTGCCTAGCTCTCTTTGTGTTTTGAATTTTTCCTTGCCGCGGAACTCTTCAACTGTGCAAGGTGTGGTAAAATCTAACGCTAAAGTATAAGATATCGCGCCAGTCGTCGGATCGACTACTTTTGTCGGCGATTTAATATCAATATATTTATCCAAGCGTCCAATGTTCACTATTTTAAACGAATCCTATAATCGTATAGTAAGTCATAACTTTTTTCATCTAAACTAATAGAAGTTCTAGCTCCTATGACTTGCTCTTGGCGGTTCTCGTAAAAATCGCCTACTTTTAATTTAATAGCGGCTTTAATCTGCGCTGGAACTTTTGATTCCTGGCCATAGCCAGCAATAAACTCAATCGTAACAGCATTTAAAACGTCTTTAGTGCTAGGCCATGAAGCGCCAGAGGCTAGCCTAATCCGACCTTGTTTTGATTTAATATCAACTTCATAGTTAGCCGCAGCAAACGTCTGTTCAGCTCCAGCAGTGTCGATGTATTTAATCGAGGTAATTGATTGCAAAGGGGGTTTTCTTAATACAATAGTATCCGAAGATGGAAAATCATCCATTAAAAGTTCCCAAGTTTGAGTCGTAAAACTGCGATCAGTCCAAAACTCAAGCTTACCAGTAACCGCCGCAACCTGACTTGCAATCAAAGTATCTTCGTTACTATGCGTAACGCGCAAATACTCCTTCATATCCGCAGTCGTAACCGCAGCCGGACCTGATGTTTTAACCTTGTATTGCATCTTTTACCTTGCTCAGTAAGCCTTCTTTCTTCTCAGTTTGTGGTTTTAGAGCCTTATTTACAGGCGCTTCTTTGCCAACTTTACTAAGAAAACCGTTGCTTTCCGCATGGTCATATACAAATTGAGCGACACGGTAACGAGTCCCTGCTTTGTATTCCCTGCCGTCTAATTTAAAGTCTTTAGTAGGTGTAATCTTATTCATAATACCCCTTATAAAGGGTGGCCCGAAGGCCACCCGATAATTGTTTTAATTAAGCGTCACATTTAATGAACTTAATCGCTTCAGAGTCGCGAACCGCTCCACCAACACGCTTAGTAGTGTAGAAAATCACTTTAGGCTTGTTAGTATATGGATCACGAAGCATACGAATACCGATACGATCGACAATCACGTAACCACGTTTAAAGTTACCAAACGCAATAGCAAGAGCGTTAGCGCCAATAGCTGGCATGTCTTCAGTCTCAGCAACTGCATAACCTGCAAGTGTTTGAGGCTGTCCAGCCGCTAAGCCTGGCTGCCATAGGTATTGATTCTGACCATCTTTCAACTTTCTAATAGCTGTAATCGTTCTACGAGCAGCAACGAAAGTAGCTCCTTGACGAAGGCCAGACTTAAGCTCGCCAATAACATCATAAATGTTGTCAGCAGCAATGCCAGCAGAAACGCCAGATGCAATATGTTGAAGCGTTCCGAAAGCTCTTGCAGAGTCAGCAGTAGTCGCAGTAGTGTAAGCAGTAAAACCTTTTGGTTGCTTAACTCCTGTCCCTGCAACAAACGCAAGGTTCTCTCTGTAATTAATTTCTGCTCCAACTTCTTCAGCTAACCAACGCTCAACCCCACCGTTTACAGCTAAATCATCTAGAGCTGTTTGAGTTGCTTGAGGCGCAGCATAAATTTCACCCATATTTGGCGCAATTTGTGCTACAGTTGGGCTATTTGTTTCTGGGCGTGCATCGTCTTCATCAACCCATCCGCTAGTAGCTCCTCTAAGACTAAAATTAATCTTATAGTCGTTAGATGAAGTTCTTTTAACGTCACAAATTCTTCTCATCGGAGAAGCGTCAAGCATAGTAGCCATCAAGCCAGCTTCAAAAACTTCTGGTAAGAGATATTCACCATCAGCAGCAGTAGTAATATTTACTGCTTTTTCTTGAAAAGCTTTAAGAGCTGATTCGTTACCTTTAACGATATATTCGCTAAAAGCAGCTTTGTGCTCTTCAACTAGATCATTAACAGAACCAGGGGCATCGCCTTCACGCTCTGCTTTTACTTCTAAAGATTCAACTCTAGTTTTAACGTCTTCAAGTTTATTAAGCTCGCCGTCAATCTTAGCTAGTTTTTCTTCAACTTCAGAAATCGCCTGGCCTTTCTCAACCTTAGCAATACGCTCGTCGTTTGTTTTTTTGTATTCTTCAAAGGCTCCTAGAATTTCTCCAGAAAGCTTTTTAAATTCCTCGCTCATCCTTTTTTTCCTCATTGGGTCGCTCTGCTAGTAGATTGCAAAGCGAAGTTTTTAATAATTTCGCTTGCTCTACAGCATCCCGCTGAGAACATGGATTTTTCAATTCCATTATTTCCTTATATCCTTTGGTAATAATGGTTTTCGATTCTTTTTGTGAAAATCCAAAGTCCTTTAAAAGTCCTTCGAATTCGCGCTCACTAGGCATCCCGCCAGCTTGCAGTATTTTTTTGAAACTTTTTACAGCACTTATTTGTGCTTCTTCGTTCATTGGGAAAGTAACTAAAGAAATTTCCCACAAATCCAACTCTTTTAAGTGAAAAGTGTTTGAATTTTTATTGTATTCAGCGTCTTTAACCGCGTAACCAATAGAAAGGCCGCTAATAGCATCCATTTTTAATAGTTCGTGAGCATCTTTACCTAACTGAGTGTTAGCAAGCTGTCCTTTTACAAATAGCCCGTGCTCATCTTCCCGAATCTCTTTATAAACACCTATAGGCTCGTCGCTCTTATGCTGCCAAAGTAAAGCAGGGAATTTGTTTTTCTCTTGCCACTTAACTAGGCTTTTAGTGAATGCTCCTGGCTCTACAACGTCGCCGCCTTGATCCTTATTGCCAAAAACCGAACCGTAGCCCTCAAATTCCCCTGAATCGGATAATTTTTTTAACTCTAAACTTGTTTGAAAAGATTTATGCTCCATCGTTTCCTTCCTCTGGTTCTTTATCCGCTGGCACTAAGTTTGCCGGCCTCATGTAGACGCCTCCCCTACCATCTTCACGCGCATCTAGATTCTCGCGCGCCCTGGC